GAGACGTGACGACGAAGTATAATAAAACTTTAGATGCACTAACCAATGAAGAGCGTGAGGAGGCTCTAAATATGGCTAAAGCACAAGCTAAAGCACAAGCTAAAGCACAAGCTAAGCTAAACAGAGATGCAATGATGAATGAACGAGCAAAAAATGTTGATAGATTGATTGCTCCTCCCTCCTTTCAGGAAGCTAAGAACGCTGCTAAAAGACGAGCTGTTAACAGTGCTATAAAACCTTTAGTAAATGCAGGGAATTTTTATTTAGAAAAGTATACGCCTGCCAACCCACTAGATCCTGTTACATTTGGAGGCCGTCGCCGAACCAAGCGTTCTAAGAAGGCTAAACACACCAGGCGACACAAGAAACACAAGAAAGGCAGTCGCCGACGCTAAATTACATTATCTTCCCTAAAAATAGGGATCCGATGTCAGGTTCATCCAATTCATCCACTTCGTCAAGTTCTGGTCAAAGAAGGGCCAAGGCCGCGTTAGCCGAGATTACTCCAGAAGTGGATAGGCTTATTTTAGAACAGAAAGGCTTACGATCAGATCTCAGGGACGCTCAAGAAGAGGTAAAGATGCTATAGATAGCACTTCATGACGTAGACAAGCTGATCAAAGAGAAAATGAAAATATGGGTAGGTGCAACAGCCGTTCGGGAGACCAGACGGCGTATTAAAAAGCACAGTGCGTCCAGGGGCGGCGGCCGTTCCGCCAAGAAAAGTCGCCGAACCTAAACTACATCCCTCACCAACCAATAGAGGATGAGCATCCAGTCATCAATCCCCCAATCTTCCTTACAAGGATCTCTCTTTGAGCTCGTTGCAAGAGGTCGCAAAGACGCCTATTTTGCCGTGGACAAGGACTCCTCGGAACACGTCTTCAATGCGAAATACGATCCCACCACCCCCTTTCTCCAGGAACGGAGAACTACCGTGCCTTTGAACGGCCCCCAGTTCGGCAACACCTTTGAAATTGAGATTGACAAATACGGAGATGTCCTAACGGAATGTAATCTGTTGATTGATCTGCCCACCTGGCTCCCTCCGATGCCTTTAACCCAGGGAGGCACCACCTATCCTCCCCCTGATGCCAACAACACCTATTGGATCAAGGATGCCTCGGGCTACAGCTACGGCTATTCCGACTACATCGGCTATTTTCTCTTTGAGAGAATCCAGTTCTACCAGGACCAGGCACTCATTCAAGAATGGTCGGGGGACATGCTCTTTGCCCTGACCTCCACGGAGGGTTCTTGGAACTCCTCCTACCTCGGGAGCCAACAGACAGGGGGTGTTCTCATTGGCAATGATCCTCTGAGAACAATTGCCGCCCGGGCTACTCCTGGAACGCTCCGCTTAGCCATTCCTCTGCCCGGCCTCCAGACGCCAGGGGACGGGGGATTTCCCCTGTGCTGCGTGCCGGTCCAGAGCTATCGCTTCCGTATCAAGCTCCGAAAGTTGGAGGACCTCATTGTCTCGGACTCCCTGGACTACAAACCCAATCCGTTCTCTAAACAGTTTGAATACACCTTTCCAAATGGATATGTCCAACAGGTCCAGCCCGTCCCGAGAGAGAGTTTCGGACAACCCACCATTGTTCTGGAAACGCGCCAGGCCTACATAGACCCCGATGTCCGGGCCAAGCTCCAGACCATGCGCCACTCTATTCCTTTCCGTCGTCCTTTTGAGAACATCTTTACCTTTGGACCCCCCGATTTTGCCGCCCTGGATGTCTCCTCTATCGCCGCCTCCAGTCGCCGCTTAGACGCCTGTCATCTGGTAGAACGCCTTCAGATCTTCTTCCGAACCGCCAATGCCCTGGACCAGAACCGCTATACGGACTTCACCAATCCTTTAAGTTCTGATGGTCAGTTCTATAATCAAATGAAGCTCATTATTGCGGGACGGGATCGGGAGTTCCTCCAGAGCCCCCTGGTCTGGCAGGACCTCATGGCCTATGCGAAGGATGAGATTGATTCGGGATATACATTCAGCGAGATGCGATGGAACCTGGGGGACTGCTATAGCATGCCAAGACCGTTCTCCCGATCACCAAACGGTTCTATTAACTTCACTACGGCGGACCGCCCGACTCTGTATTTCCAGTTGAACAATGTGCCGGTCCAAACGATCTCTCAGCAGAGGAAGACGGAGCTGCGGGTCTTCATGGAGGGCTGGAATGTCTATGAGATTGAACAGGGTCGGGGGCGACTTGTATTTGCTAATTAACGTCCGGATCAGTCTAAAGCAGGCATGATCCTACATATAGAATCATGCCTGCATTTAATCCCGAGGAACTACGGACAGAGTATGAGAGCCATTCTGTAAAGAGACAGGACCATTTAAAGGCGCTGGAACAGGCTGTTCTTCAATCGGGGGATCTACTGGAGGGCAATTCATTTTACGTCCATGCCTCCTTGAATCTATATCCTGCCCTGTATACCAAGCAACAGAATCTATTTTGGTGTGGAAAGCAGGGGCTCACGCGTATGTGTGAAATTGGCTTTAATGCTGGGCATTCCACTATGCTGATGCTGCTGGGAAGGGAGACTACGCCTCTGGATTTTACCATATTTGATATTGGGTACCATCGCTATGTGAGGCCCAGTTTGTCCTATATTCAATCGGCGTTTCCTCATGTTCAGTTTGAATACATTGAGGGCGATTCCACGAAGACTATGCCGGCCTGGATTCGGGCAAGGTCACAGCATATAGGTTCTTATGATGTTGTTCATGTAGATGGGGGGCATTCGGAGCATTGTATATCTAATGATATGAAGAATGCGGATCTTCTGGCAAGGGTGGGTGGCATTGTTATTGTAGATGACACAAACAATACCACTATAAATAGTTATGTTGATCAGTATCTGGCCTCAGGAAAGTATAAGGAATTGGATGTGCTACCAACCCAGGGATATCCTCATCGGATTCTGCAAAAGATCTAAATGGATGTGTAATAGCGTTTAATCCCTTGTCCATGTTGGATAAGGGATTAAATACACACCCTATTCGTGTTAAGGGATTTATGAGCGACGCTTCTTAGAACGCTTTGTATGACGTTTTGATTTGCGATGCGTCCTGGACCGCCTTTTACCACCGCTTACTGAACTTTTAGATGCTGCTGTCTCCTCATGAGGAGCTGCTGCTTTTACTGCTTGTGCACGAGCAGCTTGTGCACGAGCAACAGCTACTCGTGCACGAGCAGCATCCATACGTTCCTTCATAATTGATTTGGGAACAGTTGGTTCCTCTTCAGGTCCTGTAGATTCTCCTGATGGAATGCTTCGTAAAGTAGTGCCAGAAATACTTCGCACTGGAACCGGATGAGTAACGCTTAGGTCCTTAGATGCAAAGTGCAGTAAAAGTCTATTCCCTGCTTCAGATGCGGTAGTGCTTTTAGTTTTAGGCATCCTCTACCTAAATCCCCCATTATATTCACAATGATCGGATCCAGTCACAGATTACATCCGTCTTAGAATGATTGAAGAGGGTTCCCGCTTTTCCCTTGATGATCGGCAGCCAGGCCGGAATGGAAGAGCCCCCACAGTATCCCAAACTATAATCGTTCTCATCCACATCACAGAGATACCACTTGATCCCTGGTCTCATAGTCACCACTTTATTCAGATCCACACGGTTACAGGGGCCGCACCACTTGGCCGTAAAATACACAATGACCAGAGGACTGGGATCAATAAACTTAAGCAGGGACTCCAGGGTCTCCTGGCTGAGGGGGGTCATCTGACTCTTGATCTCCTGGTTGCTTAACGGTTGCTGCTGCTGCTGCTTTCCCTTCAGATCCATTCTGTCGTAGGCGCCGTAAAGAAAGCACGATACTGGACACGATAATAAGTCCAATCGTCAAGGCAAAGAAGGGACCTAAGAGACCGCTGTCTATTGCTACGTCACCCCCCCCGTCTATTTTAACAGGAGCAGCTGAAGCAGTGGAAGCAGTAGAAGCAGTAGAAGCAGTCGCCGCCTTCATATCATGGGGAATGGGCCTTGGAGTGCTAATAATCCTTACCACTTTCGGTATATCTTTCTTGATGAGTCCATAGGCCGATTCCAGACTCTTTATGAGCCGATCAAGCACCATTCCTATAACATCTCCTATACCAGGGACCATTTGGACAATGCCCTGAACCGTCTTTAAAAGCCAGATGGTGATGGACATGAATAGGCTGGGGCAGGCATTTTCCATTCCGGAAGAGGCCCCGAAATACTCTGAATACATCTCAATACATACATTCGTATTAAAAGCATATCTATACACTTTGTATATCCACCATACAAAGGAAAGAGGCAAACCAATAATACTGATGGTGCACAATAAATTCACGAATCCGGTCATCATATCGCCGGCAATAAAGTATTCAAGTCCAATGATGCCTCCAATTCCAAGAGCAATTCCATAGATCAAGAAATTCATGTGGAGTTTCAATATCTCGGGATCCCCTTCTGGTGTTTTAGGATCCCGAAACCGACCCCCCGCAATTCCAGTAGGCCCAAAGACCGGGGCGGAGGGACCATACAGCCGTATCTGGTCCTGGGCAACAGCAGCATTAATAGCATCATAATACCACCAGAATCCGAACGTAAATGTATTCATAAGGAACTTAATGCCGGCGGTGACGGGCGATCCTATATACACATAATCCAGGCCAAAGAACCCTCCGAAGATGGCAAACATAAAATACCAATTATAATCCAGATTTTGGATAGTCCATCGTTGTAGCGTAGTTGGAAATATAAGGTCTTTTAGTGCCGACATCGCCTGCCTCTACCTAATTCCGGTATTAAATGGTAAACAGAACGCCGCCGAATCCATTGACCACACGGAATACATTATAGTTCAGGGCATAAATACGGATCGTTGCCGGTCCACGAACAGAGGTGGCCTTATTAGCCGTGGAGGGAGTATTCAGAACGGGGTTCATCGTAATTTGCCAATTCACCGAGTCTATACGACTGGCATTGAGTGTGCCCGTGGGCTGAGCATCTTCCGGTCGGAGTGCCAGCGAATAGCAGTAGATATATTGCTGTACCGGAGTCGTCGTATGATGGTCATAGGGCTGAACGAGGCGAAAATAGGGGGCGTCGCGGACTTGAAACCGGTCGTATCCGTCCAGCTGTAACAAAGCTGTAGCGATCAGATCCGTGCGAACCTGGCCCTGGTTGAAATTCCTACCAATGGCTGATATGTCCAGGGGTTCATTAATGGCCAGACTGCTGAAATTGAAGGGCTCGTTGACCTGGTCCATGAAATCCCGTTGACAAACGAAAATGAATTCCTTAATGGGATGATTAAAATCCGTCTGGATATTCACTTGAGTTTGAAAGGGAGTGACAGAGATCAGGGGCGTGTATTGGATCTGCTCAATGAGATATTCGTGACTCTTGGCCACGAAGCGGCGGCGCTCCTCTACGTCCAAGTAGACATAGTCGCCCCACAACATCATACTCGTAATATTGACTGGATTGATATATGTATTGTTGACACACTTGGGACTGGTGACAGCATTGCCATTCCAGAAGAGGGTGTTTAGGGGCGCAATGGTGATATTGATACGGATAGGATGGTATTGGAGGGCTAATAATGGAAGATACAGGCCCGGATTCCGACAGAAATAGAATTGGAGGGGAATATACAAGTGGAGACCTGGGCTCAGAGGACCAGGGATTAGATCGGGAGGGGCATAGCCGTCTACTGCGCCGATCATATTGTTGAGGGCCTGTTGCTGGGAAGCGGAGGTTGTGAGCTGTTCCCAGATCTGCATCCATTCACCGGTCTGTCGGTCAATCTCCTGCTCTCCGACTTCAAAGGTGATCTCCTGAATGAGGGCATTTCCGATTCCATTGACATAACTGACGGGCAGATTGTTACTGGTGTCGGTTAGCAGGGGCAGGACCACGTCCAAATACAATTTGCCTAAGAGATCACCACGGCGGGGGATCAAACAGGAGATACGTTGGCCAAAGTTGGCCGTACCGTCAAAATACATGGCTTGGCTTTCAACGGCAAAGTTGGTGTAGCGGCGATAGACCATTTTAAAAAAGGAGATTTGAGGATTTCCTGTCAAAAAGACATCCTGTTTTCCCTGTGCTACGAGTTGTAATAGACCACCTCCTGCTGGCATTCCTGATAGATCTTCCGGTTATTGTTAGACCGGAAGTAAGCACAGTCTCCCATGTGGAACTTAGAGATTAAACATGTGCCATGTAGAGTAGGATGGGAGATTCATTAAGATCCACCCCTGTGACAAATGCGGCCTATATAACATTAAATGGCAAATATGGCAAAAATAACAATGATGCCCAGCTAACCTTTCGGCCTCTAAACAGTAATTTAGCACCTGACTCAGGAAACTACTATTCACTGGCCACAAATCAGACATCAGATCCCTCTCTTCGGATCAATCGGTGGTCCTCCGATGGCACCCTATTGGAGTATGGCTATCTCTATGACACTCTCTTTAATCCACCCGACTTCTCTGGTTCCTCCTCTGGGTCTGCCTATAGATTGGTGGCGGGAGGGAATGGACCCGATGTTCTCCTGTATTCTACAGGGTCAAATCCGGTCTCCTGGGACCCTTCCATAAATGGTTCTGAAGATCTGAGCGACTGTCGGGCCTTGGCCTCTAATGGAACTATCTGGGTTGCGGGAGGTCGTAGCAATCTCTTGTATAGCAGCACAGGAGACACCTGGTTTCCATCTATAAATGGGTCGGCTCTTCTAAATGGGAGCACGTGTTATGCCGTGGCGACAAATGGCTCTTTTTGGGTAGCTGGCGCGTATGATTCTTCTAATACAGTCTTGTATAGTTATGATGGAAAAACCTGGTATCCCTCGGCCACAGGAACGATGCTTCTGAATAGTGGATGTGCAGCCATTTCATGGAATGGATCTATGTGGGTCGCAGGAGGTATCGGCGTTACATCCTTAATCTATAGTAATGATGGAATCACATGGTCTACATCTGAGAATGGTCTTGCTCTCCTTAATCTGTGCTATTCTCTTGTCTGGGGCGGAACCTTTTGGTTAGCAGGTGGAAATGGACCAAACACATTGATCTCCAGTTATGATGGAATCCATTGGATCTCAAATGGATCTCCACTCAGAACAAACTGTGCTGCCCTTGCCTATAGCGGAGATCTATTTATAGCAGGGGGTCAGGATCTCTCCAGTTCACTTATATATAGTTACGATGGACTCACCTGGCGTAATGCGACACCCAGTGCTTTCTTATTTACAGTTTGCCAAGCGGTTGTCTGGACGGGCAGCAACTGGATTGCAGGCGGACAAGGATCCTATCCGTTTTTAGAGTCTTCTGATGGAATCACTTGGCGCACTATTTCTATGCCAGTTCCCCTTGTAACTCAAGGATATGCCTTAGCCGTGAACCGTTATGTGCCGCTTCCAACAGTAACAATTCCAACCATGTTAATGGGGGGCTATGGATCTGATAGTTCTCCGATTGTCACGAGCACGGATGGACTCACATGGGCCCCTATTAACCCTTCAACAAGTCCCGACCTATCAGGGAACAGGTGTGCCGCTCTTGCTTGGAATGGATCTATATGGGTAGGTGGATTTTTGTATGGGGATGCATCACGTAATACTGTATGCTACAGTTATGATGGACTTACATGGGTAAAAAGTTCTTCTGGAAGTTCATATTTAACGGAGCGGTGTTTAGCGCTTGCGTTTAGCAAAACAAAATGGCTGGCAGGGGGAAAGGGCACTACGTATATGATTTCCAGTATAGATAATGGATACACATGGACCGATATTTCATCTGTAACTCCTCTTATTACTGGCGCTGGCTATATTGCCACAATCGGATACAATGGTTCTGTGTGGATTGCGGGAGCGGGTCAGACAACAAATAAACTGCTTTATAGTGCAAATGGCATTAATTGGTTTGTAAGCACATCAGGAAGGGATGTATTTGGAGGAAACTACTGTAATTCAGTCGCATGGAATGGCCAGATCTGGGTTGCTGTAGGAGATAGCATGATTGCCTATAGTTCTGATGGAATTATATGGACTCGGGCGCCTGCGCCCGCTGCTATAGATTCTTGGAAAACTGTTGCTACAAATGGATCTCTGTGGGTAGCAGGAGGACAGGGGCAATCACGTATAGCCTATAGTTACGATGGTCTACAGTGGTTTCCGAGCCCTTCTGCGGCCACAATCTTTTCAGTGAGCTGTAAATCAGTCGCATGGACAGGATCTCTGTGGATTGCGGGAGGGGAAGGAGCAACACAAACATCTGCCTACAGTTATAATGGAATTACGTGGTTTCCCTCCCCCACAGGCAAAGGAATCCTAAGCCCTGTAGCAGTGGTCGCCTCCACGAGAATGAGTTTGCTGGATGCCTCAGCAATCCCTCCTCCTATCCTCTATCCGTCATCCTCTATGATTCCAGGGAATGTAGTGTATTCCACAGGTCTGAACAGTATGTATGTGAGCAGTATTATGTCCATTGATAATTCCAATGCGATTGTCAGTATTCAAGGGGATCTATCGGCAAATACATTTAGTGTAGGCTCATTTAATTCAACAAGTATAGTTGCCACCAATGTTATAGGAGCAGGGACATTAAATCTGGGATCATCGGACGCAAATCCAACTGCGATTGTTATAACGGATACTACGACCACGATTGCCAATTTCAGTTTAGGCAATAAGATTCTTGTGTCTTATATAAATTCTGTAAGTGATATTTCAGCAATTGATATATCAAATACTATAACAACTGTGTATAATGCGAGCATACAGCCTTATAATTCTATTATTGATACCCCTGTTTATCCTACTCCCTATGAGTATCTACCTGGCCCTGGAACCTATTTGATAAAGGCTCTGACATCCCAAATAATTCCACCAGCAATCAACCCTCTTATGAGGATTAGGATTAGGCACCCTGGCAGATATATAATATGTAATTATGGAACATTCAGTGGTTCTTATTCACAAATACAAGTATTTATTGAGACAGAATGGCCTCCTGGCCCGAGCCCTACAGTCGCAACTATTGCTGATCGGCTTCTTGCTGTTCAATATACACTTACATTTGATATAATATTAGTTCCTTTTACACCATCAGATGCCAACCCTAAACTTATAGGGGCTAATCTTATTGTAGCACAATTATAAATTAGTTAAAAAATCTAATTTGGATCTTAACGGTATAAATAGTGCTGTAGTAGTCTTGTAGGCATAATTATTCATATCCAACTAATAGGAATGTCTAATCGGAAGACGCTGGACGTGGACTATTTAAATGTCCGAACAATTACGGCAACGAATCCAACTACAAACAGGCCCCCTGACATCAATACTGTATTAACAATGACAGCAAATGGAATTGCCACTTGGTTGCCAAGTAGTGGGACAGGGACAGGGACATCAGGAACGGGAACGACAGGCCCAACAGGATATACGGGTCCCGCTGGACCTCAAGGGAGTAGCGGAACGGCATCAACTACAGGGCCCACTGGCTATACAGGGGACACGGGGCCCACAGGATATACAGGGCCTACAGGATACACAGGGCCCACAGGATACACAGGGCCTACAGGACCCACAGGACCCACAGGGCAAGCGGGACCCACAGGAGTTACAGGCTATACGGGTCTTGGATATACAAATGTGGGCGAGTGGACATTTGGTGATACTTACAATGTTAATGATGTTGTTAGTTATTTTTCAAGCAGTTATGTCTGTATTAATAGCAATAATCCGGGCTCTGTAAGCCCTCCCAATGACACCTTTTGGGCTCTCCTCTCTCGGGGTCTGAATTGGATGGGCGCTTGGCCCTATTTTGGAATGGGTATCTCCTATTACATTAATGATCTTGTATCCTATGAAGGGGCTGTCTATATCTGTAAGAGCGTTGTAGGAAGTTTGGGTCAACCTGCCCCTCCTGATGATTTTACCCATTGGGATCTCTTCCCCATAGGAACCACAGGGCCTACTGGACCGGGTGGTTCGGGCACAGGAGAAGCAGGATCAGGCACAGGATATACAGGATATACAGGACCGACAGGACCGACAGGACCAGGAATTTCACTCCAAGGAGTAGGCACAGGGTCCATTTTTCTCCATAATCCCGATAATGGCAATTACTATGAATCCACAGCCCTTCAGATACTGAATACGGGACCCACTGCCTATATTGAAGTTAATGGAAGTATTATTCCAGGGACTCATAATGTATATGATCTTGGATCCCTGGATCGTCAATTTAGGGATATGTATGTCAGCGGTGGCACTATTTATCTGAACGGCGTGCCTATTTCGTTAGATGCTTCCAATAATATCACTATGCCGACATTAAATATATCAGGAAATCAATTACAAATTGGTTCAGCCACCCTGTATTCGGATTCTCAAGGGAATGTCTATACAACCAACACGGGCAGCACAGGAACCTCTATTGGAACAACAGGTCCAACAGGAATTCAGGGACCTCAGGGACCTCCAGGATCAGGCACAGGATCGGGCACAGGATACACGGGTCCGACAGGACCGACAGGCGCACCAGGAGGAGGCACAGGAGCCACGGGACCCACAGGAGCCGTCTTGATCTATTCCACTGTCTTTGACGGTGGAAATGCCTCTACCAATTATATACTGGGTCCTGCTTTTAACTGTGGTGGTGCGCAATAGAAACCTAATGACTAATTTAGAGAAGGTGACATGGCGTCCCAGCATATCACATTTCAGTTACGAAGAGATACTGCCGCCAATTGGGCCTTTTATAATCCGGTTCTTCTCAATGGGGAACTGGGTATTGAAACGGACACCTATCGGTTTAAAATAGGAGATGGCACGAGCCCCTGGAATTCAATTATTGTCTATAATGGACTCTATGGAGACTATGGTCCCACAGGACCGACGGGGTCAGGGGGAGGAGGAAATACGGGTCCGACAGGACCCATGGGAGGGACAGGGTCTCAGGGGCCCCAAGGACCGGTTGCAACCGGCCCGACGGGTCCTACAGGTGCAACAGGAGGCACCGGCCTGACAGGCGCAACAGGACCTCAGGGAGCCACAGGGTCTCAAGGACCGACGGGGCCTCAAAGTGTGGCAACAGGCCCGACGGGATTTAGAGGGCCGACGGGGCAAGGATTGACAGGCCCTACAGGACCCGATACAGCAGGGATAACAGGATTCACAGGTCCTGTAGGGCCGACAGGGCCGGCAGGAGAAGGGGTGACGGGTCCAGCTGGGCCTGGAGGAGGATCTCCAGTGGTCAGATCAGGATATATACAGCTCGCATTCTCAGGAACTACATTCAATACAACACCTGGAACCTATGACATATCAAGCAATTTTCCAGCCACTATAGGAACATGGACTGTTACATCCGCAACTGTTCTAACGCTTGTATTTACGAACACGACTACCACACTCATTCCCCCTAATTTTACAGGAATTGTAAATTGGTATGATGGTAGTGGAAGTGTATATCGTGGAAGTATGATTTCAACCGCAGGTGTTAATTCAGGATCACAAATTAATTTTACTGTTAGCGCAGGCCCCCCTTATACATGGACAATGAAATATACAACAGGATCAAGATCCTTCATTACTCCAACAACCAGTCAAATTCCAACTCCTCTTGTAACGCCTGCCAATAATGGTTCCTATGGTTTCATTCTTCAAATATCTATGGTTCTTTAGTCGCTATTTTCAGGTAAATAGAAATATCCAATTATAAATAGGGGATGTCTACGCTTGTTCAGTTTCAAGCACGACATGATACATCAGGAAACTGGAATACAGTATACAATCCAACCTTAGCCAGTGGTGAACTAGGGGTTGATACTACAAACTATATATTTAAGATCGGTGATGGTTCAAATAATTGGACGAATCTGCCCATTGCTGGATCTACAGGGTTTACAGGAACCACGGGTCCGACAGGGATTGGGGGAGCAGGATCAGTAGGTCCAGCAGGGCCTGTAGGAACTCAGACTGGTCCAACAGGATTGACGGGCGGAACTACTGTTACGGGCCCCACAGGTCCCACAGGTCCTATTGGTCTAACTGGCGCAACAGGTCCAACAGGACCTATGAACACGGGTCCCACAGGATTTACAGGAATTGCTTCTACAGTGACAGGCCCCACAGGAGCCATAGGCCTGTCCGCAACAGGGTCCACAGGACCTCAAGGCGGATCCTTTACAGGTCAAACAGGGCCTACAGGTGGAACAGGATTCACAGGTTCTGCTGGTATAGGTCCTACGGGTCCAACCGGTTCGGGAGGGGGGGCTGGAACAGTCCTATCAGGAGCTCTTTATGTCACAATGACAACGAGTGGAACAATAGGATTTGCATCTGTTTCAGGTTGTACGTTCTCACCAAATGTTATTAGTTCTTATGCTGTAAGGGATTCCTCAAACATAGATATAGTGTTTAATAATGCTGTATATAATAATCCAGTTAT